TGGACTAAATACAGCATAGGGGAAGGACCCCTAACTAGACAAACAAACAGAAGGACTGTTGACTATGGCGTATGCTACCCTTGACGACCTTAAACAGGTTGAACCCACGATCGATGAATATGGCGTCCTAGATTGGGACGTAGAACTAGCACGTTCAGAAACAGAAATCAACAGAGTCCTCAAAGTGCGTTGGTTCGCAGAATATCAACGACAGCATCCTTCGATCATCAACACTGATCTAGACACCACACTGTTAGATCCCACTCAGTTCACACAAGCCACAGTCTATCACAGTCTTGCCTATCATATCTGCCCTAAACTAACACAGTTTTCAGGTGCTGAGCCAGACAAATTCCAGGTCATGATGCAGTATTACCAAGGACGCTTTGAACATGAGATGGATCTCATACTCAGAGAAGGTGTGCGCTATGACCTAGATGATGACAGCTCATTTGAGCGCACAGAGTCACAGCCCACCAAGAAACTAAGGTTAGTTAGATAATGGCACAGAATCTCAGAGAACAGATCTCAGCAGACATCGTCACTGTGCTGAAAAGCATGCAGGATCCACAGCCTGTGTTGGTCACCCGTGAGCCATTCAATGTCACAGAAATCGCTATCACACAATTTCCTGCCATATTGATCACACCTACCATAGAAGAACGTGAGACCATAACCATGGGCACACCAGGCACGGGTCGTAGACAGGGCAGTATAGAATTCACCATAAGAGGCTATGTCAGAGGCGCAGAACTAGATCGCCAACGCAATGACCTAATTGAACGCATAGAAGAAGCCTTGGACACAGATCGCTATCGTGATCTCAAGGCCCTGGGTGTCATAGACAGCCAGATCACTACCATAGAGATCATCGAACGCATACCTCCATTGGCTGAATTCTCTATGACCTATACGGTCAGATACAATTATCTAAGGACCGCTACATGAAGATTATGATGACTAAAAATGATCAGACACGCTGGTGTCAGGATTATGAACAAGCATTATTGGAGTCAGCAGGATGGCGCTGTGCTGACGTCAAAGAATTGGCAGAGGTTGTTCGACTTAAGCCACCTGTGAAGTCTAAGGGCACAGTAAAATTATCCCTTGACAATGCTAATCAACAAGGAGATGAATGATGGCTATTTTAACTGGCAATAACGGCGTTGTCAAACTGGACGCCTCTGTAGGTGGTAGTGTTGCTACCATCGCTAATGTAAGAAACTTTTCAATTGAACTCACTCGTGACACCATTGAGACCACGACCATGGGTGTGGATGTAAGAACATACCTAAATGGCCTAAGTTCATGGTCAGGCTCAGCTGATATCTATTTTGATCCAGCGGCTTCCACAGGCACTATCGCTACTCACGCGGTATTGAATCCAACTTCAGGCACTGTGGGACAAAGCACATTGACCGTAGAACTGTATTTGGCTGACACCGCAGGCAAGTTCAGTGGTGAAGTGATCATCACAGGTTTCACTGTGAATTCCAGCATGGACGGAATGGTAGAAGCAAGTATCAGCTTCCAAGGTTCTGGTGCCTGCACCTACACAGCCTAAGGAGACCTAGATCATGGCAACTCTAACAGGCAATAACGGAGCAGTATCGATCAACTCAGTGAATGTGGCTTCAGTGCGCAATTTTAGTGTTGAGATCGCTGCTGATACCATTGAAACAACCACAATGGGCACAGATGTTCGCACCTATGTCAGTGGACTCAGTCAATTTTCAGGCTCAGCAGACATCTATTTTGATGCCGCTGACTTTGATACCTATGAAAGCACATTCAATCCCACTGCTGGATTAGTTGGTGCTTCAGGTGTGGCGGTCAAACTCTACATACAAGAAAACTATGCCAGCACATCAGACTACGCATTCACAGGCAATGTCATAGTAACTGGTTATACCGTGAATTCAAGTTTTGATGGCATGGTAGAAGCAAGTATCAGTTTCCAAGGCACTGGTGCTACCACATATTCAACCACAGCGGTCTAATATGAAGATCAGTGTCACAGGAGTTGAATCAGCGATCAGAGGTCTAAATGGAGATCTCAAACGAATCGTTGAAGCAGTGGCTCAAGAAGTCTACACACAGGCTAAAAGAGCCACTCCTGTGCGAACTGGCAATGCCCGTAGGAATTGGAACAAACAGACCACACAACAAGGAGCCGTGGTTGATAACCGGGTTCCCTACATTGAACGCCTTGAGGCTGGAGCGAGCAAACAAGCACCAAGAGGTATCATTGGACCAACACTCTCTCAAGTAAAAGGAAAATTCAAATGACCAAAGTATTAGAACGAGCCACAGCACACTTTAGAAATCAGATTTCAGGTGAAATGAAAATGATCGAAGTTCCAGAATGGGACACCAAGGTCTATTTCAAAACCGTGACCAACCTTCGTGAAGAAGGCAAGATCTTAGAATTAACACAACAGGGCAAGACCGTAGAAGCTCTAGTTGAAAGCCTGATCATCAAGGCACGCCATGAGGATGGCACCAAGATGTTTGGCCTCAATGACAAGATGGTCTTGATGAATGAAGTAGATCCCAAGGTCTTGGTGCGTGTGGTAGGAGAAATGAATAGTGTATCGCCTGAAGAACTAGGCATTGGAGAAGCGGAAAAAAACTAAAAGCAGATCCAGATCTTCTATTCGCCTATAGGCTAGCAAAAGATTTGGGTCTGCGAGTCAGTGATGTTTTAGAAATGTCCACTGTGGAATTTATTGGCTGGGCCGCATTCTACAAGATGGAGATGGAAGAAACTAAAAAAGAACAGCAGAAAATGAGGAGCATGAGATAGTGGCACAACAGGCAAAAATCGAAATAGTCATTGATGATCGCCAGGCACAGCGTGCCTTAGGTGGTCTAAGCAGTGCCTTATCCGCCCTGGGAGCAATAGCATTTGGTGGCAGCATAGCCAAACAGATGCTGGACATAGCCGTGTCAGCCACGGAGATGACCAACAAACTGATATTTGCCACTGGCTCCTTAGAAAATGCCAACGCGACCTTTGGTCTCCTGGCAGCTACCGCACAGAGAACAGGTTCAAGCCTTGGCGGAACCATTGATCTGTTCCAAAAATTGTCAATGTCAGCGACCTTTGCAGGATCTTCAAACGAAGCCCTGGCATTGATCACAGAACGTTTCAATCAAACACTACAGATATCAGGCAGCAGTGGTGCTGCCGCGGCCAGTGCCCTGTATCAATTCGCACAGGCCATGCAGAAAGGCACATTGAATGGTGATGAATTCCGCACCATAATGGAGACCAATGGTTATCTATTGAAAGTGCTTGAACGCCAGACTGGCCTGACCAGGACTGAATTGATATCTATGGCATCTGATGGTAAACTGTCAGCAGAGATCATCGGCAAGGCCTTGATTGAAACCAACATGATCGCAGAGGACTATGGCAAGACCATCAAAACACTGCCACAGGCCTTTGAAAACTTCAACACAGCCCTGACAGTGGCCATTAAAAATCTTGATCGTCAACTAGGCATCACAGATCTATTGGTCAAAGGCATGGAATTCCTCAGCAAGAACATTGGCGTGGCCATAGGTGCTGTGGCTGGACTGGCAGTGGCCATAGGTGGACTACTGTTGACCCTGATTCCTGCAGCCACGGCCATGACCATACTCACAGGTGGTATCGCTGCCTTGGGTGCTGCCGCAGTAGGTGCTGCCATAGGTTATGCCGCACAGCAGGCAGGTATCCTAGGCAAAGAAAGTGAAAAGGCCGCTCAGTCACAGGCACAGATCAATCAAACCGCACGTGAAGGTCTTAAGATCAGTCATCAACGCAACACACAGGCCATCGATCTTGATAAAAATCTACGCCAGACCATAGATCAGCTCAAGGCACAGAATGTGATCGAAAGTCAAAACACTGGCATCAAGAGCCTACAACTAGAAGTTGAAAAGGCCGTGGCCAAAGAGCGTGAGAGATATAAGAAAACAGGTGAGGCCATACCCCCACAGCTAGAACGAGAATTGGCCCTAGAAACACGCAAGAAGATATTGATCGAAGAAAGCGTGGCCACCAAACGCAAACTGTTGGAAATGGAATCCGCATTGGCAGTGGCCAGTATCCAGGATGCCGGACAACGCCAGGTCGCCACAGAGATGGAAAAATATCGTCTGTCAGTGACCAAAGAAACCTATGCTGCCTACAAGGATCAATATCAGACCTTGGTGCAACAGAACATACAGAAACGAGCTCTGCAGGAATACACTGACAGGCTCAAAGAAAGCCAGATTGACATCACCAATCTAAACATACGTGATCTTGATCTGCGTGAACAACAGTCCGCAGTAGATCGTGAACGCCTAAGACTAGGCAGCCTATTCACAGCTGAGATGGAAGCACAGGTTCGTGCCAATGTGAAAAATGCTCAGCTGCTCAAAGAAATGGCAGCATCAGAAGCACAGCGTAATCTCATGTCAGGCGCGGCCACAAATCAAAGCCGTGTTGAACAGATAGAAACTGCCACTAGGACCATCAGTCGTCTTGATCCAAGATTGGCCGCTGAACAACAGTTCCAGACTGAGATGCAGGCCATACGCAATTCAGAAGTGCTAGCAGAAGATCAGAAAAATCAATACATCCAACAGTTGGCCAGAGAGCATGCCAACAAGATGCATGACATCAACAAGCAGAGAGCAGAAGCAGATCTGCGCATGGCGGGCGTGACCAATCAAGGCATCATTGACGCTGTTAGAAAATCCATGGACAACATCCGAATGATGCAACAGGGCGGCATACAGGCCACCATGGGCACCATTGAACAGATGGGCTATATCTTTGGACAGT